GATGGTGGTTGATGGTGAACGTCAAAGCTATTTACTTGGCCGATCTCGTGGCCGATGTGCGTGCTGTGTCGGTGTGTTACTTGACTACAACACCAGCGCACTAAATGCGAATGAGAATGATTCGTATTACCATTTAGCCTGGCTATTCCCCGCCCCGGGGCACAATAGCTACACACTCGCTCGTAACTAATTGATCCGAGTACTACTGCAACGCATTGTTACTGCTTTGTCCCTCGATCTTGGTTAGTTAATGCGAATACGAATGAGGATGATTATCATTAGCGTTATTATTTGGGCCGATGCGATAGCCACCCCGCCCCCGGTTCTGAGCCTTCCGCCGCTGCGGCACTCTAATTTCTACATGGCGGGGGGTGTATAGGGGAGAAAAGTATTTTACTGCTTTTTACAGGACAAATACTGACATACCTATACAAACCACTTGACATCTAGTAGACACTTGTGTATACTATAAGACTTAAGAGTCGGAGCGAGCTTAAAGCGAGCGACGACCAAGGCAACAAAGGCTAACGGCCTTTGGGGCCGCAGCTTCTCGACCGAACGACGAACGGCCCGGCTTAGGGCCGGGCGGAGTGAGGGAGAGAAGTCCTAGGGGGCTAGTTTTCGCAAAGGGAAGGGTATGCACACTGCTACAGTTTCGATTGTCCGTGCTGGTAGGGTTGAATACAAGACTGTCCAGTATTCGCCCGAAGATGCGAAAGCTAGGCTTAAGTACCTATACGGATTCCACGACAAGATTACTTCTGTGCGCCGCAACATGATCGAGGCAAAGGCTAGGTATGTCTAAGGTATTCTTGACAGAATCTAGCCGGCTGAATCCTCTTAAGGGGCACGACCCCGGCAAACACCACCAGTGGAAGACGAACAAGCGAACACACGCACAGGTAGCTTCCGCCAAGGAGGTAGCCTTCGCAATCCTCAAATTGAGGCCTTCTTTAAAGAATCTAGTAGAAAACACTTGACTCGTATACTTGATTAGGTATATACTAATAGGCTAGACGAGACAATAAAGGTACCAGGCCTTGTAAACCTGGATACCATATAAAGCCAACCATCCCCTTATTTGGGGGGCTTCCTGCGAAGCGCGGAATCATTGGGCGGTACTAAAGCTCTCGTCTGTTTTTTTGATTACTTGGGGTTCGTCTAGGCAAGGACCCCGGCATTTACGCTGGAGACGTTGGTGAAACACCGACACCCTGACCACTTTTCCAACTAGAACCCTCCTTTGGATAATTCTATGTCAAAGACTCTTTCCCTGAAGAAGCCATACGTTGCTGAATCCACGTATCGCCCCGAAGAGGGCGCGTGTGATCCTCTGCCGAACGCAGAGACTAGCTCCTTAGTAGCTCTGGCGGAGGCGCTGATGCCTGATTCGATGCAAGTGGTTAAGCCGTTCACAGCCGCCCAGCTCCGGGCCATGTTGGCCGAGATTGAGCCGAACGGCGCTCCGCTTGACCCGACCATGGGCCTCCCGATCGCCCCGACAGATCCGGCCGAACTGGCCGCTAAAGCGGCGCTCCCGCCCCCCGAAGACCGTAAGCAAGGCGCAGCCCCCCAGCTCCCTCCCGCGGTTCACGGGTCATTCTCGTTGAACGGAATCCCCCTTATCGCGCCGGGTGTGGATTTGACCGCGAACATTAATCCCGCGACTAATCTGCCCTATGTGCAGGTCGGCATTAGCCCTAAGACGATCATTTCCCCACCGCCCTCCCGGTACTTCGACGGACGCTAGTCCTAGCCTTCCGTCTCCCCCTTTAAGGTTACTACCTTGTACATTTCTAGACCTCCTATCTCGCCCACCAAAGACCAACAGCTCGCCAGTAAGCCAAGTGTCCCGCTTCACCGAGGCCCCGGTAATCAGGTTACGGCCATGGTGCGAGATGAGGATCAGGTGAGGCACCCTGTCACCCGTAAGTTCTTGTCCAAGTGGCAGAACGAGCAAAGCTCGCAAGGCCCTTCGGAAGAGACTCGAGTTAAGGGCGAGTAGGTGTCCGTTAATTCTAAGGCGGACAAGACCGGTAGATACAAATTGCACCACGTGTCGTCTAGCGGTGGGCATGCTCCCGCGAAGCGCCATGTCCCGCCTTACACGCAAGTTACTCCGCCAAGTCACCCTGCTCCGGCTGCGCAAGGGATGGTACAAGCGGGTGCCAAGGCTTTGGCCGCCCGGGCGAAGCGAGAACTCTCCCCCTTAGCCGACCCCCACTCCGCGATTACTGAGTAAAGCAGCATGGCTTCATCCAAATTCAACATCGACTACGCCAGCGCAGTTAACCTTACGCTCACAGCATCGGCGGCCACTGTAGCGTTGCCGGCCAATTCTCAGCTAGTTGGCGTTACGGCCAACGTCAATGCTCGGTTCCGTATCTCCCCGTTGGCCCTAGCTACGGCGGTCGCCGCCGACCCGTTGCTTACGCCTAACTCCGAGATTCAGATTATCCGTATTGGCGGGGCGGACACTAACGTTAGTGCCGTTCTAGACCTCTCTGTCACGCCTGCAGCCAATCAGTACTTGTCGTGCTTTCGAGTCTTCGAGGCATAAAGAAACTACCCGCCGCCCCCACAACGCAGCCACACGTCACCTAATGACATAGGGCCGGCTGCTTAGCCGAGCATGTGCGGCAGTTGTCGTCGGGTTAGGGGCACCTCTCAATAGGCGCCGTAATTATGCGGGCCTATCCATAATTATGCGAATCGAAAGATGAACGACGTAGTTACAACGAAGCCCGCGCATCTCTTTCAGAAAGGCAAGTCAGGCAACCCCACGGGGCGCCCCAAGGGTTCCCGCAACGCAATCTCCCTCGTCAAGCTTCAGATTGAAGGCGAGTTACGCGCGCAGATGCGTCCGCAGATGCAAGCGATCGTCGCAGAGATGATCCGCCAAGCCTTACCGGTAGAGAAGGTCGACCCCAAGACGGGGGAGATTACGACCATTCCTGGCGACCGGGACATGCTCAAGACGTTGTTTTCTTCTTGGGTATCGAAGACGAAAGCAGGGGACGAAGAAGCCCCTAAAGAACGCATTCAAATAGTCATAGGCAAGTTAGATCAAATCCCGCCCGTTTCTGGGCGAACAATCCAAAACGGCGAAGAGTAATTATAAATGGCATCTGTCAACACGTTCAACGACTCCAAGACTAACGAGAAAGGCATTCCGTACGCGCAGACGCCTGGCATGGGTAAAGGCAACAAGGAAGTGTCTTTCAACCAGCTTCCTTCGACTGCCCGGGTTGTGAAGCCTGCTACCTCCAACCTCATGACCGGAATGTCTTCGAGCCGCGGTTCGGGCGGAGCAAAGTAACATGTCACTGAACCAGCCCGCCCAGTATCGCGATATCTACGACTCGGCTTACGTCGCGTCCGCCTCTGTCACTCCCGGTGCAGCCACGACTGGCACTACCGTTACGGTTACGATTACGGTGCCTGGTGCCGCTGTCGGTGACCTAGTGACCGTCCGCGCTCCTGCCGCCCTCGGAAACCTCGTCATGCAAGGCGAAGTTACCGCAGCCAACACGGTTACGGTTAAGTTCGCTAACACGACTGCTGGGTCACTTACGGCTCCGGCTGGTGTGTACACGGCAGTTTGCGAGCGCTTGACCAACCTCGCCACGACTTAACGTGGCAGGCGCTCTGCGCTTCAATCTACATGCCGCACAAGAAGAGGTCTTCACCGACCCCGCTAGATTCAAGGTCGTAGTCGCTGGTCGTAGATTCGGCAAGACATACCTCTCGGCTATCACCCTCATCCTTGAGGCGTTGAAAGAAGAGTCGGCTAGTGGAAAGGACCTCACGAACAAAGAGGTCTACTACATCGCCCCTACGTTCACCCAAGGTAAGGAGATCATGTGGTCTCTCTTGAAGTCCTTGGCGAAGACGGAGAAAGAGGGCGGGTTAATTGCCCTTGCACACGAAAACACCGCTACCGTTACTCTCGTTAACGGCCGGCGTATCTCGATCAAAGGGGCAGACAGGCCCGACTCTCTTCGCGGTGTAGGCCTCTCGTATTGCGTCATGGACGAATACGCGATGATGAAACCGGACGTGTGGGAAAAGATCATCCGACCTGCGTTGTCTGACGTTGCTGGGGGCGCCCTCTTCATAGGGACGCCTGAAGGCAAGAATCACTTCTACGACCTTTACCAAGATGCAATCTCAGATAAAGCTGCATATGCAAACTGGGCAGGCTTCAATTATGAGTCTCTTGCGAATCCTACGCTCGACCCCTCAGAGATTGCACAAGCTATTGCTGGCATGTCTGTTGCTGCAGCCCGTCAAGAGTTCGGAGCTTCGTTTAACTCAGGCGGCGGACTCCACTTACGCGAAGAGTGGTGGAAGTTCGGCAAGCGCGAGTCCAACAAAGGACAGTATTATATCGCCGTTGACTTGGCAGGCTTTGCGGACTCAGGATCTCTTAAGCGCGGCCAGCTCAAGATTAAAGACGAACACTCTATCTGCGTCGCCAAGTGCGATGAGACTGGTTGGTTCGTCGAAGAAATCATTACTGGACAGTGGGACGTACGCGAGACTGCGCTCCGCATCGTCAAGGCCTATTCTGACTATCGTCCGGTCAAACTCGGCATTGAAAAAGGTATAACCAAGGCCGCAGTAGGCCCGTACCTCGAAGACGAAATGAAGCGGATGAACCGCTATTTCCTCGTACACGAACTCTCGCACGGCGGCCAACACAAAGAAGACCGCATCCGGTGGGCGCTCCAAGGGCGCCTAGAGAAGGGCCGGATCACGTTGAACGAAGAAGACCACAACGGCTTCATGACGTGGCAACGCAAAGTCATCGAGCAAGCCAATGATTTCCCATCGACGCTTTCGCACGACGACATGATCGACTCGCTTGCTTACATTGATCAACTCGCCGACACGGTTTACGGCGACGTAGGCGAACAAGACACCTTAGACGTAATAGACTTGGTTTGTGGGTTCTAGTAGACGTATATATGAGCCTAACGGAACAACCACAAGACGCAACACTCCCTGGCGACACTTCGTCGCTAGACGAATTAGTTGCTCCGCCTCCGCCAGAGGTAACTAAACCAGACCCCGCCCTCGCGGCGTGGATCATGGAGAAGGTTACTCGGTGGCGCCAATCCCGTAACAACAACTACGGGGAGATGTGGGAGAAGTACTACCGCATTTGGCGAGGCAAGTGGGATACGTCGCTTAAAGGCAAGCAAGCCGAGCGGTCTCGGATCATCACGCCCGCTACGCAAAGCGCGGTTGACCAAACTGTCGCAGAGATGGCAGAGGCCGTATTCGGCCGCGGTATGTGGTTCGACATCCACGAAGAGAACCCAGACCCGAAGTTGCAAGAAGAAGCGGAAATGATCCGCGACAACTTGATTGACGACTTCCAGAACTCCCGGCTTGTAAACGACGTAATCGAGGCGTTCTACAACGGAGCTTTGTACGGCGAAGGTATCGCGAAGCGAGTCACTGAGACTCGTATTGACGGTACCCAGTTTCTAGCGTGGGAGCCGGTCAACCCTTCAGGGTTTGTCATTGACACGGCTGCTACGACGATCGACGAAGCGCTAGGCGTCGCCCACGAGACGATTCGCCCGCTTCACGAGATTCAAGAGAAGCAAGAATCCGGCGAGTACTTTGACGACGACGTAGGCACCTCCGCCTCCGGCTTCGGCGCATCCGACCTCATGAAAGGCGGACTGACCGACTTCCTCGAGATAGACCCGCAAGACGGGGTTTACATCACGGAGTGGCACGGTAAGGTGCCCGCCAAGATGCTGAAAGGCACGCCGGAGACCAAAGGCCCGGATGCCGAGCTGCTGCAGGATACGGACGGAGATGACGACGACGGGGACGAGTACGTAGAGGCGATTGTCGTTATCGGCAACGCTACGCACATCCTCAAAGCCGAAAAGAACATCCTTGATGACCGCGGCTTTATCGCTTACCAGCACCACAGGTCGCCTAATGCGTTCTTTGGTATCGGGGTAGTAGAGAAAGCGTTTAACTCGCAGTCCGGGTTAGACGGTGAAGTACGCGCCAGGCAGGACGCCTTAGCGTTGACGACGTACCCGATTGTTGGTGTTGACGCTACTCGCATGCCGCGCAATCTCAACATGATTGTCGCGCCCGGCAAGGTCTACTTGACCAACGGCCGCCCGTCTGAGGTTATCGAGCCGATCACATTCGGTAACCTGAATAACGCGAGCTTCCAACAGTCCGGGGACATGGAACGTTACGTCCAGGTCGCCACGGGTGCCACGGACCCCGCCAAGCCCGTCAACGCGAATAGCACTGCCTCCGGCCAGTCTCAACAGTCTAGCGCGTACATAAAGCGCGCCAAGCTGACGATGCAAGCGGTTGACGTGTTCCTTAACGAATTGGTCCGCAAGTCGGTCATTGCGTACAACGTCCTGAACCCGCAGCGCTACCCGAAGATTCCGACATTTACCGTTAACTCCACCATGTCGATCATGGCTCGAGAGTTCGAGCAAATGCAGATGACGAACTTGCTTGCGATCATCCCGCAGCAGTCGCCAGCTTTCCCGATCATCCTTAAAGGGATCATCGAGAACTACTCTGGGCCGTCAAAGGACAAGATCATAGAAGCTATTGACGCTTCCATGAAGCCCGATCCGGCGCAACAACAGTTCGCGCAGCAGCAGCAGAAATTGACTCTAGATAAGCTCCAGGGCGACGTGAACAAGGTTAACGCAGAGATCCAAGAGATAGGGTCTCGCGCCGGGCTCAATGGCGCAAAGGCGCAAGGCGAAACAGTGAAGACGCAACTAGCGCCGGTCACTGCGCAGATCCAAGCGCGGCAAGTAGCGGTTTCCGAGAAGACGGCAGATACCCAAAGCCGACAATTGGAAATCCACGCTGCCGAAGTGCAGATCGAGCACCACCACAAGAGCTTAGAGCACACGCACAAGCGTGTAGCAAACGCGATTGCGCTTAAGAAGTCTGAGCAACCCGAAGCTCCGCAAGCCGCTTGATGGACGAACATAACCGCCAGTACTTCGAGGTTATGGAGTCGTTGTCCCAACACCCAGGGTGGAAGCTCTTTAAGAGCGACCTGGAAGGCTTCCAGACTGCGATAGCAAGTCAGTGGGCTACGTTGTCCCCTGACAACCTGAGATACGAGCAAGGCCGCTTTGCGGGCCTCAAGCAAGCCGCGGAGCACTTCGCGACCTTAGAGAGCCTGAAGGCTCAGATCCTAGAAGACGACGCCGAGGCACTTGCTGATGTTTAGATTATTCGACTTCGAATGCACGTCTTGTAAACGGGTTTTCGAAGAGATGATTCCAGACGATTCTAAAGAGCTTCCTTGCTTGTCTTGCAAGGGCAAAGCCAAACGAGTCATTTCCACTCCGCACATTGACTGGTTGCACATGGGATTAGATCCCGGCTTCCCGTCCGCGTACGAAAAGTGGGGTGACGCAAAGACAAAACACCATCGCACCGACAAGGGAACGATGCGCGGCGGGAAGGCCCCAAACCTTTTGATGTACTGATTACGATAGTTTAGTACATCTCCCCGCGCTAACACGTTCTCCCCGCAAGAGGATGTATAGCAATGACGACTGAAAACACCAGCACGCCTGGTGGAGCGGATGACCTTGACCTTTTCGAAGCGGAAGCCACTGGCCAACCCGTAACGAAAGTCACGCCTGACACGATCCCTGAGAAGTTCAAAGGGAAAACCGTCGAAGACATGATCCAAATGTACCAACACGCCGAACGCAAGATCGGTGTGCAAGGGCAAGAAATTGGTACTTTGCGCCGTCTAACGGACGAAGTGATAGGCCTCAAGAAACAACCCACAACTCAAACAACGGAACCAGAGCGCAAGCCCGTCACAGTGGATGCGCTCTTGAGTGACCCCGAAAAGACGATCGCGCAAGCGGTTGCAAATTCTGACATAGGTCGCAGAGCTATTCGCGCTGAAGAGCGTGTTAACCAGCTCGAAACCTCGCTTAACGAAGAGCGGTTTACCTCCAAGCACAAGACCGTAGATCAAGACATCAATGATCCCGCGTTCGTGGCTTGGGTAAATAAGAACTCACTCCGCCAAAGCCTCGCAGCCGAAGCCTCTAAGAACGATTCCCCGAATCGCTTCCTAGCTGCTCGGAACCTGTGGGACTTGTGGGATGAGCACAAAGAGCTAACGACTCCGGCCGGCAAGACTACCGAAGGTAGTTTGGTTGGTAAAGGCAAAGCGGTTACGTCAACGGTGCGACAAGCGCCGGTAGACGGTGTGAAAGGCAAGCCAATTTACTCTCGCGCGAAAGTCATGGAATTCAAGATGCGCGTACAGAGAGGCGACCCTTCCGCACTGGCGAAGTGGGAAGACCCAGTTTTCCAACAGAACCTAAACCAAGCGTATGCCGACGAGCGTGTCAGATAAAGCGATTCGGGGTTAATCGGTAGTTATTTCTATTCACCCTTTAACCAATTGAGATAAAGAAAATGGCATTAGGTACAGGTCAGATTACTACCACGACTGGCGCGACTTTCGTTCCGCAGTTGTGGTCCGACGACATCGCAGCGCGATACAAGAGCAACCTCGTTCTTGCTAACAACATCACTCAGTGGGACCACTCGGATAAGCCGGGTTCGGTTGTGAACGTTCCGGCCCCCAGCCGTAACACTGCAACCAACATCTACGGTTCGCAAGGCGCCGCGCTTACTTTCACGGCACCGACTGAGAACAACTTTACGGTAACTATCAATCAGCATTGGGCCACCCCGAAGCAGATCCCCGATATTGCCGAGAAGCAGTTCTTGACGAGCTACCGCAAGTTCATTACCGATGATATCGGCTACAGCTTGGCCAAAGCGATAGACAGTTACTTGTGGACGACTGCGCGCTTGTTGCGCGGTGGGTCACAGGACGCTGGCGTCGTGATCGCAT